AATTCCAATAGTTTTTATAATGACAAAAATAGATATTGCTATTCCATCTAAATTAAAAAATAATGTAAGAAAAATTAAAAAATTAATGAAAAGAGCTGGTAAAAAAGTTTATGAAATTCATAATGAAAAAGATATTCAAAAATCTGTAGATAATATGTCATGTTCATGTATTCCTTTATTCAAAATATCTCTTGTTAAAGGAAATGATATTGATCCACCTTTAAGTTATCTTACTACATATTTAAATGGATTGAATATTAATAAAGAAATAATAGATGAAAAAAAGAACAATACCTTATTTGTAATTGATAAATCATTTCGTGTAGATGGTTATCCTTTAATTGGTAGTGGTTATATGAGAGATGGTAAAATATCTGTTAATTCAACCTTATTTTTAGGACCCGTTAATAATGATTATATTCAAGTAACAATAAGGTCAATTCACGATGATGATAGAAACAATATTTCATTTATAAGAAAAAATGAAATTGGGTGTATAGCATTTAAAACAAAAAGTCAATTTATTAAAAACAAAAAATATATAAAACCTGGAATGATAATAACAAATAAAAAAATACCTTTTATTAAAAAATTTGTTGGTCTTGTAAGTATTTTTAGTAATCATAGTTCTACTATAAAAGTTGGATATAATACTTTAATACATTGTGGTGCTGTTAAAAGATCTACATTTATTTATAAAATAACAGATTATGATGGTAAGGTATTAGATTGTATAAGAGGTGGTGATAAGAAATGTAAAATATATTTTACATTTATAAATGGAAAACAGTTTGTTAAATTACATGATAGATTTATTTTTAGAGAAGGTAGAACCAGAGGTTCAGGACAAATTATAGAAATTGTTGAATAAAATTTATTTAATTATATATACATATATAAAAGTAATGTTAAATTGCTTTATCATATTACTAATCGTATTATCTATTCCATATTTTTTTGTCCCATATGAAGATAATTTAAAAGAAGGTTTTCGAGGTGGTCGTAGAAGGTCGAGAAGAAACCGAAGAAGAAACCGAAGAAATAGAAAAGCATTTAGAAGATATAGAAGACATCATTGGTATAATGATTTTTATTATCCTAATTATTCCGTTTATGATTATTTAGCAAGACCTTTTAGATGGACTTATAATTGGTTTAATTTTGCAAATTGTCCTTCTGGATGTGTAGCAAACTCAACAAGTCCTTTTGGATTTTCTTGTGTTCCAGATGGTTCTGCTTTGTCTTGTAGAACTGATTATGACTGTTCTAGTTGCAATTTACCAGTATCAACTGGTTATTATTAAATTTATAGAATAAATAAAATTATTTGATATAAGTATACTTATATCAAATGAATGATAAAGAAGTTTATGAAGTTGAAAATTATAAATCATCAAATTTAAAAGTTTTTAAAGGATTTTTAACTTATGTATTAGTGTTTATTATTATTATTCCATATTTATTATCAATAAATGGGTTATATAATATATTAAAATATTACATTCCTAATGTAGATTTAATAGCAGCTGTAGTTTCTTTTGATGGTGGTATTTTAAAGAAAAAATTATTTAGTAATATTTATGATAGTTTACCAACAACAAATGCGAGTTACTTATCTAAAATATTTATTAATTATTTTGCCTTAATTGGATTAACATATATTATATCAAAAGAAACTTATTTAAACAATAGTATTTCTTCGGGATGGAGTTTAGGATTTATAATGTTATTAGTAACTTATTTGTTACCCACTAAATTTATTGAAACATATATGAATAATGCTTATAATTATTTTTATGAAAAAACAGAAAATAGAAATAAAAGTTATAATATATCTTTTATGGTCGGTGCATTATTAGTTATATCAATAATATATTTTGAGAAAACAGTTATTACACTATTTAGAGATAATTTAATAAATATTGCTAACTATATTAAAAGTTTTTAATTTTATTAGATTTTTTATTATATAATATTATAAATGAAGTTATTAATAGAGGCTATTGTTGTTGGAATATCAATTATTATATTTGGTTCATTAATGTCTTTTGTAGCAGGATTATTTTTTAAAACCGAATTACCACCAGTTTGTAAAGATTGGAATAAAAACTATGTTATGGAAATTGCATTATTTTTAACAGGGTTTGTAGCACATCTATTTTTTGAAGTATCTGGTGTAAACAAATGGTATTGTAAAAATGGAAATGCATGTAAATAATTTATTTATTTAATCTTTTATTCCATTTTTTTTGATTTTGTTTTTCATCTCTTTCTAACCATTTTTTATATCCGGCTCTATGTCTAATTGTTGGAATAGATGATTTTTTCCAATTAATACCAGCAGAATTACCTGTCATAAAATACATATCTCCGTGATTTAATGTTAAAGTTAATCTATCTCCTTTTGGTAAATATTTTTCAAATACTTGCCACTCAATTTTTCTTTCTTTTCCTAAATTAATTCCAATTACAATACCTCTTTCTGTATCTCCATGGAATCCAATTCCAGAATCATCACTGTGATAAATATTTGATTCAGCATTAAGGTTTTCAAGTCTTTTATTTTCTAATAAAGATGATATAAAATTACGAATTATTACCAAATTTGGAAATTTCGTAAATTTATAGGTTGTCCCAACTCCATTTTTATAATCAGCAGTTTCTTCTGTATCCATAACATTAAAGTTAAATCTTGCTCTTTTATTAACAACTCTTCCACGCATTAATGCTTTTGTATCAACGCCATTTGTTCCAAGTTTTTTAACATTATCCCATAAATTATCAGAATTACAACCATTAATAAATTTTAATCCATCTTTAATAAGTAAAACAGAAGCATCCTTAATATTATAATCTTTTCCAATTTCAATTAATTTAACATTTTCATTTGGAAATTTAGCAGATATAATCTTTAATTCATCTGTAGTCAAAGGATTTCTCTTTTTACCAGAAATTTTCATACCAGCATGGTGTTCTACAGCACCAGCAAAGGTAAAAACTGCTCCTTTCCAGCTTACATTATTAAACATTGTTAAATGTCTTAAGTTATTATAGATATATGTATTCGCTTTTAAATAAATCAATTTTAAAAAAAATGATTTATTTAAAGATTTATGTTTATATATAAATAAAAATGCCTTCTTATACTGATACATTTTCTTCAAATAATTTTATATTATCGGTTAGCGGTATTATAGGTGTTGGTAAATCAACTTTGGCAGAAAAGTTAGGTAAAGAATTAAAGGCGAATGTTCTATACGAACCAGTAAAAGAAAATGAATATTTAAATAAATTTTATAAAGATATGTCTAAATATTCGTTTCCTATGCAAGTTTATCTGTTAAATAAAAGATTTGAACAGCATCAGCAAATGGTATGGTCTGGTAAAAATACTATTCAAGATAGGTCTATTTATGAAGACGTTATATTTGCTAAGATGTTAAGGGAATCTAAAATGATGGAAGAACTTGATTTTCAAACTTACCGAAGTTTATTTCAAAATATGAGTAATTTTTTACATCGTCCTGATTTAATTATTTATTTAGATGTTAAACCTGAAATTGCTTTAGAAAGAATTAAAAATCGTTCTCGTAATTGTGAAACTAATATTCCTCTGGAATATTTAAAAGATTTACAAAAAGGTTATGAAGATTGGTTAAAAGATGTATCACCAAGAATTCCAATATTAAGAATTGATTGGAATAAATTTAAAGATACAGAATATGTTATTAATCTTGTTAAAAATAAACTTAAAGAAACAAAAAAAGGTTTAGTTTTATAAAATTATTATAAATAAAAAAAAAGGTTTAATTTTATAAAATTATTATAATAATAGTATAATGACAGAAGCAATAGCTATTATTGATAATAAAAAAGTAAAAGGTAATATTACTTTTACTTCAAATAATAAAAATTATATTTGGAGTAAAATTTAATCTTAAATTACCAAGAAAAAATAGTATTTTTGCTTGTCATATACATGAATATGGTGATATAAGAAAAGGGTAATCAAAAGGTTTCTTCATTGGGGGCACATTGGAATCCAACAAAAGTTCAACATGGAAGTCATTTACATCATAGAAAACATCATTATTTTATAAATGATTAATAATATTAAAAGTGATAAAAATGGTAGGTTTATTTTTAAGATTACGAGGAAAAAATCATATATTTGGTAGAAGTGTGGTTATTCATGATAAACCAGATGATTTAGGTTTAGGAGGAGATAAAGAAAGTTTAATAACAGGAAATGCTGGAAAAAAGAATTTATTTTATAAATGGAATAATAGTTCATTATAAAAAATAAAAAAAAAATGATTATTATTTTTAAGAAACTATTTATTATTATATGGGACTCCCACCTTGTGGGAGTCCCATTTATTTCACAATGTGGGATAAATGAAGTTTCATACTGGGTATATGAGACATAAAAAATATATAATGTGGAGTGAAAAAATTCACTATTTGTTTACAATGTAAACAAAGGCACCGTGTGGCCATGTAATCTTTTTATCTAATACCCAACTCTACTTGGATAAGATATTACAAGATAATCACATAGTTAAAAATAAAAAAAAAAATGAAAAAAAATATTGAAAAACAATAATATTATAAAATATTAAAATGTCTCATCTTAAAATGTCTCATCTTAACACAGATGAGAAGAAGTTTGGAGATGTAAATGTTTGGCAAATATTACATTTGCTGGCACTTTACACATCTAAGAGATGGAAGCCCGACAAGGAAGGACTGTATTGGTTCTTGCTTTTGCAAATCCACGTGTACACCTTCCTCCACGAGGACTATGAGGTGCTAGATGGGGAGGGCGAGCGCGTTTCTAGGGAACGCATAGAGTGGAAAACTCTCACCAGGAAGATGGAGAAGGTAGCTAATTTCTACCAAAATAAGAAGGATGGATATCCCAATCCACCCAAAGGGTGTGGATACAGATTCTTCTGTTTCAAGAACCGCAATAGGCGGCGGAGGGCTCACATAGACATCCTTCTTAGGTCATACCACCTTTATGAGAATGCAATGAAGGTGGTATGTGGTGTAGGAATGACCCTACGCATAGAGGACTCTTTGCGGAGTCAACACCATCTATTGTGGAAAATCCTTTCACATAAGGAGTTTGGGGGAGATTCCGAGGTGGTACAATCACTGTCTCCAATGTTTCCATTAATTTGGGGCTATGCAATTCCAGACATTGCGTCTGTTATGGGGGTATCTGGAATTAAAAAGTACGTTCTCCACATACTTAAGTATTGTGAGAGCAATGGTTTGGTGTAAATACTAAAACTGATAAAATAGTTAATATATAAAAGCAATAGTATTTTGAATTATAAAAATATGGATTTAAAAGTTCCAGATATGTTTGGTGATTGTAAAGAATTTGGAGAACTATATAATAAAAGAACTGGTAATCATTTCTCTGGTAAAATTAATAAAAAATTTATTCGTCAAATGGTATTAGATGAATTAGATGAACTTGATGAAGCAAAAGATGAAGCAGAAGAAGTTGATGCATTATTAGATGCTACATACTATATATTACACCATTTATCTGGAACAGGTTTAGATATTAGACCTATTTGGAATTTAATCCATAAGGCAAATATGACAAAATTTGGACCAGGTGGTTATAAGAACGAGATTGGAAAATGGTGTAAACCAAAAGACTTTGTTGCACCAGATGACGATATTCGTAAAGAAATTTCAAAACAGAGAAACAAAAATTAATTTTGTAAATTTAATTTTAAAATTTTTTTTACTTCATTTAAAGGTTTTCCTTTAATTAAACTTGCAACTTTCATACAAGAAAGATCTAATAACGGTTCAATATCTAAATAATTTGATGAATTTATCAAATTAGATAAGAAATTAAAATCTTTATCTATATATTTAAAATCCCATTTATTTATAGTATTTTTTAAAGAATTAACCAATGGTTTTTTATATATAGGGAAATTTCCTTTGTATTTTTCTACATATGAAATAATATGTTTTAGTATTTCATATGTAAAATCTAATTTTAATTCTTTACAATTATTATCTTTATTTAAGGCAGTCTTTGTTAAACCAGAAGATTCTATAAAAGAATTATTAATCCATAATTCTTCTCCGTCACTGGTTTTTATTAATATTTTTCTCTCTTCTACTTCATTATCAAGTCCTTTAGCATCATTTATGCTTGGAACGCTTGGAACGCTCATGATAGAAGTTTTTACTAATACTTTTAAATTTATATTTAAAAAATCATTTTTTTTATTACAATTTCAAAATAATTAAATTAGATATTATTATATATATTTAGTAATGTCTAAATTTAATAAAAAATATCAATTGCTTTTAAATGTTCTTTTAATCGTATTAATAGTTCTTGTTATTGGTTGTCAATTTATATGTCATAATAAAGAAAATTTTAAAAAGGTTAAGAAAGATAAATCTAAAAAGGTTAATAAAGATAAATCTAAAAAAGATAAAAAAGATAAAAAAGATGAAGATTTTTTAGACTGGTCTATGTATAATCCGCCTATTGTGAATGGATATTTACCAGATTGGTTTTTAAAAAATATAAGAAGTGGTTATGGACCAACCAATATAAATTTGGTGAGAAATATGCCACCTCAAGTTATTGGATGTGGTGGAAGAAGATTACCGTGTTTAGGTGGAACACAAACAACTATACCAGTTGTTAATCCGCCAATTGATATATCAAGTAATAATATAGCACCTATAAATGTTATATCTAGAAACTTTGATGTAGATCCAATTGGTGTAGTAAGACAAGTTGGTGTTTTACACAAGGTTTTTGGTTCTGTAAATGATATTTTGCCTTTATATGGAGTTAAAAGATATAGAAATAGTGATACATGGGATTATTCTACAAAAGTTGGTAAAGAGGGAAATTTTGTGATAATTAGGGTATTAACAAAGAGGCGTAATAATAATGAATTACAAACAAATGATGTTGTTAAAGTAGAAGGTAGTAATGATAAATTTAGAACTGTTATTTATGATAATAATTATCCAATTTATCAGCCACATTATAAATTTTAGCTTTGTAAGTGGAAAACAATAAAATTTGATTTATTTTCTTTTTCTTTATAAAATTTATAGTAAAATTTATTTTTTAAGTATTTTGATTTTTCTATTTCTGGAACTATTTCTTCATAAACTTTATTTAATAATATATCTTTTGTATTGATAATGTAAGTATCTAAAAAAATATAAAATGTTGGAATCCAAAATAAAAATGAAATTTTATAATTTTTTAAAAAGTATTTTATTTTTTCGTACATATATTTTATAAAATAATATGAAACTCGTGATTTAACACTGTAGTATTGAATTTTATTAGAATTACTATCTGGTTTAAAATCATAGCAAGAACCTAGTGACCCAAATTCTTTTTCAATATTTGGATATAATCCATAATATGGTTTATGATTACAGAATGGTGTTCCCACAAGTTCTGTAGATAAATCATATAAATCTTTTAATTTTTTATTCTCTATCTCTAACGGTAATAAAATTTTTGGAATATTATATTCATTATCTAATAATTCAATAAAATTATAGCATGATAATAATTGAAATACAGAATTATTAAAATCTTTACCTGAAAAATTTTCTTTTAATTTTTTTATATGTCTGTTATTTAAAAAATATCTAAATTTAATAACAGTTATTTCTTCATTTTCTTTTTCTAATTTTTCTTCTTTAAGTTCATAATAATTAAATATACTTCCAAACAAAACTTGGTTTATATTTAATTTAAGAGAAATATCATTTTTTCTATATAAGTAAAAAAATTCACCTTTTGTATTTTTATCAATATATTTCTTATTTTTTACAGTATAACTTTTATAAGAATTTTTAGAAATTAAAGGTGGTAAATTATGTTTTTTTATAAATGGCAATATTTTTTTTATTTTTATTTTGTTTAATATATTCTTAATAATATTATTGGAATCTAATTCTTTTTTAGTTTTTTTTGAAAATAATTCTATATTTTTTTCAATAGATTTTTTTAAAAGTTTAAAATTATCATCATATATACTTGATGGTATTATTAGGTCTTTATCTTTAATATTTGATAATGTAAAATAAATAAAATCATTAAATAAATTATTTTTATAAATAATTGAATTTAAAGTTTTAAAATTTTTAATAATTTTTTTTGGTATTTTATCTTTATATTCTTTTGTTATATCACTATAAACTTCATATATAAATAATTTATAAAAATAATTATATATTAATTTTACTGAGTACGAAGAATATAATATATTAAATGATTTTTCACTCATATTTTTTCTTTATAATTAATAGTAAATAATAATTATAAAGAAATTATTAAAAATTATTTTTTCATATCACACTTATAATATTCTTCTATTTGAACTACCATTCTTTTACATAAAATATTTTTTTTATTTTTACATTTATTTAGATACAAATAATATAATTTTTTACAATTATTATAATTTTCTAGTTTTTTATAATACTCTATATTTTTGCAAATTTTAGTAGAAGAATACATATGTGTATAATTTAACAAATATAATTAGTTTATATAACTATATGAATTCACTTGGAATAAAAAACAATGAATTTTATTTAGCAATTGCTGGGTTTGGGTCTGGAATATCACAAACAATTATAGGTCATCCATTTGATACAGTAAAGGTTTATAGACAAAACTCTCTTAATAAAAAAATAAAATTTACAAATCTTTTTAGGGGAATTTCATATCCTTTAATGACAAATAGTTTAATATGTTCTATAAATTTTAGTTCTTATGAATATTTTAAGAATTATACAAGTTCTAATATAATATCAGGTGGATTATCTGGTATTATAACAGGTTTTTTTATTAATCCAATTGAAATTAAAAAAATTAAAAAACAATTATTTATTAATAATCATATTTCTTATACTTCTGGTTTAGGATTATGTATATCTAGAGAAGTTGTATCATATAGTATATATTTTTATACTTATAATAAATTAAAAGAGAAAAATTTATCTATATTAAATTCAGGTGGAATTGCTGGCACACTATCTTGGTTTTTTTCATATCCAATAGACGTTATAAAAACAAGAATACAATCTCAAAAATATAAAACTATTAAAAGTTGTATTATACATGGGAAATTAATGAATGGTATAATTATATGTTTGTTAAGAGCATATCCTGTAAATGCAGTTGGTTTATATTCATATGAATGGTTAAAAAATATTTTTTAATTTTTATTATTTCAATTATTATTTAAATTACTTTTTATACTACTTTTTATATTACTGTTTACACTGCTATATTTTTTAATTCCTTCATTT